GAGAACCAAGAGAAAGGTTGGATAATGGATTTCAAAGTTGGCGATTATGTCAAGTATCAGGGTCGCATTTGCGTAGTCTCTTATGTTGATGAATATGGAATCTTTCTTGAGGATATGGATAGTGACGAGTCTCTGTGCGTAAATCTTGAGGAAGCTGCTAAGTCTGTTGTGAGGTATTAAACTATGTATCTCAGTCCTTATACGAGCACTGCGGTTTTTATGCGGGAAAAAGGGGACATGAGCCAATTCCGCGATATGTCATATGCCTCACAAATTGTATGGAAGTATACTGTTGCTGTAGAGAATGACACCCCAGAGATTCGTGGAATGTACCATCGTTCTCATATCTATTATGATGATGAGAATGACTGGTATACCATGTTCATGTATCTTGGTGCGGATTATGACATGATTGTGGAGGTGAGACGTTTTTATGATTTTGAGGAGTTTACTCGATTGGGTTACAAGATTGAAGGAATCAAAACTCCCGAGGCATTTAGCCGACTCTTCCATTCAAACAACTGAATATGAGGGATATGCGAGATATGTATATCCAACCCGATATTTGAACTCTGTGTCTACAATCAGACAAGGTGGAGTATATTATATTAAAATTGTCAAAGAGACAGAATATCGGGGAAAGACTGAGCTTCAATCTCGTCATAAAGTGCATCTTCTTGACAGTCCTCTCCCTCTATACTACGTTGCTGAGAAGGATTGGAGAGCTGAATGGATACCGGTAGAGCTTTGCCATCCATATCAATCTTTCGCCCTAGCTTGCTAGTGTATACCCTATTTTCCAGTGAGTCGATTTCCGCATAGACTGGTGCTGTAATTTGCCGCAAATGTAGGAAAGGTAGCGTTTCAATCATAAGATGCTGCCATTTTCCGTATGTCTCTTGGGAAACTTGTCTGGTGCAACCCTCTAAGGAGTCATATGGTATGTATTTACGGGCTATTGGACATTCTACATTGTCACACTTTTGGCATCTTAAAGTAATATACATATCAGCTCCTCTCTAAAAAGACGATTGTCAGAAGAAAAAGAATTTTAGTATGATTATATCATAGGAGGAAGGAGGACGCAAGAATGAATTCTGGAGAAGTCTTTGAGATATTTAAAAAGTGTATAGCCAAATTTCCCTATGGTAGTGAGTATCTGTGGAATCATCTATGGTTTGATGATAGCTTTCCAGAGGAAGGGTTCTATTTTCTTAGGCGTATAGGTGGGATAAGGGGATTTAGCCTAGGTGCGTCAAAGATAGTCATCTTTCTAAAGGATGTGGAGGAATGGTGTATCAAGATTCCTCTACGCGGAGTCGGAACTTTTTTCAGTGAGGATGAAAAGTTTGACGAATGTTATGAATTTGAGAGGGCCAATATTGATCTAGATGATGATAAGCTCAAATGCTGGGATTATTGCCAGAGAGAGTCTTACGTTTATGACATGATTCCGAAGACGTTGCAGCCAATGTTGACGAAGACTGAATTTGTTGGTTATATCGGGGAAATGCCGGTCTACGTATCTGAAAAGGCTATTTGTCAGTTTTATTCTCATTCCGCGCATCCTTCTATGGAAGCGGAAGAGAAGGAGAGAGGGTATAAGAATAATGATCGCAATGTTAATGCGTACATATGTACTAATGCAATAGCAAGATTCATTGATGATTGGGGAGAGGAACTAGCTCTACAATTTTTCCATTTCATGCATGAGAATAACCTTGACAACGATCTTCATAGTGGAAACTTTATGTTCGATTCCAACAACAAGATTCGATGCATTGACTATTCTGACTATAAGGAGAATGATCTATAATGGAGCATCAGTTTATTATTGCGGCAGTGTGCAATAATGGAGCGAGGTTTTATTCTGAAGAAATCTATCAGTCGCATCTTCTTGAAGAATATCATAAGTTCAAGGCTATGGTAGAATTCTTTGGTGGTGGGAAGGTCAGAATTTATAAGTGGATAGATTCGACTTCTGTTTGACAGATTAATCATAATAGATTATAATTATATTCTGGTATAGGAGATTTGTACCTATACCAGAATATAATCAGATAAAAATTTTTCTTGACTAAACAAAGACGAATTGGGTATACTATAAACATAGAGTGACGGATAACAGAGTTACTTCAAGAATTAGCTGAGTGGGTACAGCGTATAAATTTTAATTATAAGTTCATAGGTTCGAGTCCTATATTCTTTCCTTTTTTTTACCTCTGTTAAACATTTCCTCTATATCGTATTAGTTATAGCTAGAGTGATAGAATCTGGGGATACTTCTTATAATATTATGAATCTAAGTATAGTATCGAGTTGGACTGTTTGATGGTCTGATTTGATAGTTTACAGCTTTTTTGCTGCGTCTAATTATTTTTTACCCTAGATTGTTTCCTCCTCTACGTGTCCTATTGATGCGAGTGATAGGAACAAGAGTTACTTCGGTCTTGAAAACCAGTGGCACAGGTTCGAATCCTGTTCTTTCCGTATTGGAATGATAGCTCAATCGGTAGAGCACTTTATACTACTCTTGTCGGTGTTTCCTCGTATAATTTGTAAGTTTTAACAATGCGTGATGGCTGATAGAGATACTTCACACATATTCAAAAGCCAACATATTTTTTGACTCTATCTCACGATGTCCGCATGTGTTATTTTATTTCTGTCGTTTGGGAATTCGAGCTACTTCAAAATTAGACTACCACTTTTTAGGATTGGCTATCCTTGAACTCGATTCATTGCTACCAGAAAGGATCTGACATGTCTAAGTTCAATGCAAAGAAGCAGGGCGCGGAGAGAGTTACCTCTTATGAGGGAGCTGAGCTTTATGCTAAGAATTTTGAGGAAGAGTGGGTTAACTTTCTCTTTTCTTGCATGATGCAGGATGGCTTCTATGAGTCTTCTGAGGTTCAGCAGGAGCGTTATGTGGCTCTTACTGACCAGATGATTGCAAAGTATGGCCCTGAGTTTGCGGCGAAGGCTGCTGTCTATAGCCGCAACGAGCTTGGTATGCGCTCAATCTCTGAGCTTACTGCCGCCATTGTCAATGGTCACAAGTTCGATACGAAGCGAGCGTTTTTCCGCAAGTTCTTCCGCCGTCCAGATGATGTAGCGGAGGTCTTTGGTGCCATTGATGCGATTGGCGGCAAGCGTTCTCATGCTCTTGTTCGTGGAGCTGGGGACTATATCTCTTCTCTTGGAGAGTATCAGCTTTCCAAGTACAAGATGAAGGGAAAGGATTACAATCTTTTCGATCTTATCAATATCACTCACGCTCATTCCGCAGCTATTGATGCATATAAGAGAGGCGAGCTGGCTCCTGCCGACACTTGGGAGAATCGTATCTCTAATGCCGGGAGCAAGGAGGAGAGAGATAAGAACTGGATTGATATGGTTGATAACCACAATCTTGGCTACCTTGCTCTCATTCGCAACCTTAACAATATTCTTGATGCGGCTCCAGACTATGAGTGGATTAAGGATCGTCTCTGTCCGCAGATCGTAAATCGAGAGGCAATCAAGCGCTCTCTCGTATTTCCGTATCAAATTTATACAGCCTATAAGAACCTTAAGTGCGACAATAATTATGTGAAGGTGGCTCTTGAGGAGGCGTTCGTCATTTCCGTTGACAACATGCCTCGACTTGAGGGCAATACCGCAATCGTACTTGATGTCTCTGGCTCCATGTGTTCTGCGATTTCTCCCCGTTCCAATATGTCCATCAAGGAGGTCGGAGCGGTGTATGCAACAGCGATTATGATTCAGAATACTAATTCTGATTTTATTAAGTTCGGAGATCGTGGTAGGCTAGTTGATTACAATGTCAAAGCAAACGGTCCGTTCTATATCATTGATAAGATGCAACATAACGACGGACTAGGATACGGCACGGATATTTCTAGCGTATTCAAGGATATTCTTCCCCGCACACTTAAGAATTATAATCGAATCTTTCTTATTAGTGATATGCAAATCATGGGTTCTCATTCTTCCTATGGTTGGTACTATCGTGGAGAAGACCCTATAAAGCTAGTAAATAGGTATCTTGCCCATCATCCTGAGACTCATATGTACTCCTACGATCTCGGAAACTATCACAGTCAGATTGTAAATCCCGATAGTGGCAAAATCATGCTACTCACTTCACTTAATGAGAAGGTGCTTGATATGATTGCCCTGGTTGAGAAGGGGACTAGCCTTATTGACATTATCAATGATTACTCCTACATCTAACTTCCTTTCTGTCATGGGACTCCGTCTTTGTGCGGAGTCCCTTTTTCTGTTTGACGCCATTATGGGCAGGATGTTATAATCTTCATAAGCTAAAAGACAAAAGAAAGGAATTATAAGAAAATGAATGAAAAGACTATTAGGGAAATCTCGCAATTTATTAATGCAGTTGACTCTTTCCTTGGACCTGATAATGCACTCCGTTGTGGAGTAAAGCTTTCTGATTATATCAGTGATTGTCCAGAAGAGCTTACTAAGATTTGGAATGATATCGTATACGCAAAGCATGAACTAAACAATGCTCTTGATAGATACTATACATATTGCGAGAACTGTGAGTTTGAGAGGAGCTAATTTTAATTATGGCAGAAGGGGTTCTTGACTTTTGGAGTTATACCGTTCTTGGCATGTATGAAGAGGAACTGGAGTCTCGTGTAGATTCTCTCTATCGAAAGAGTCTATCTAATCCCGTTCCTAGACATGTCGTTACCGACCTCCTAGATGAGTATAACGTTAAGCTTGGAGATCTCTCTACTTGGCTAAGAGGTAAGGTCGGAGATATTAGAGTGCTTGATTAAGGAGAGATAATGCGACTAGCTATTCCATATTATTATAAATATAGTCTAAATGACAAAGTAGACGAGTTTAATATCTATTTTGACCCGAATAAAAATGACTTTAATGACCTCATGGCTTTTGTCCAAGAGTGTGAAGATAGGGGACAGACGGTTAACATTACTTATAGAAATGGGATAGATACTAGAACTGCATTGGCTCTTAACAAGATGTATAACAATGTGCGGTTTGTGTTGACAATGAGAGACTACAACGCACTAGTTGCACTTAAAGAAAAAGGGTGTAAGTATTATTTTGATGAAGAGTATTCATGTGAAACGTTTTCTGATATTGTGGTAATGGTGGAGACTTTTAAGGTATGTGCTATTTACGTATCTAACGATCTCTGTTATAATTTACAGAGAGTACGAGATTATGCCGATAAATACGGAGTAGACATACGTGTAGTATTGAATAAGGTGCCTCTTAAGCTACGCAGAGAGGATCCTACTATCCCTATCTGGGTACCGCAAGACATGGATGCTTTGGAAAGATACTTTGACGTTGCGGAATTTGATCTTGGCGAGGATAAGGAATATGACTTCAAGCAACTGGAAGTGCTTTATAAAGTCTGGTTTAAAGACAGGGATTGGGCTGGAAATATGCAGGAGATCTCTGCTGGGGTTCCTTTCCCCTATGTCCCTAGAACCGTCGTTCCGGGATTTGGCCGCAAGAAGATGAACTGTAGATTTGCCTGCAAGACAGAGGGTAGGTCTTGTACCATGTGTCAACAGATTCTTGAGCTATCTAAAACTATGCAAGACAGGCTTATTCAGTTTAATCGTAAGGAGTGATTATTATTTCAGGTAAATGGATTGTTGCGGCGGCTATGGCTGTCTGTTTTGTCGTGCCATTATCTGCTGATGCAGCTACGCTAAAAGCTTATAATATCTCCCAAGATGGATGCGAATGTTATCAAGAGGGCTATCTTGATAAGCAGGCTTGGGAAGAAGAGTATGATGCAAAGATCGATCATCTTGCCGAGCTTGAAAGTGAGACTCGATGGCTTGACCCCTACGTAGATCAGGATTGGTCTATTGACTGGGACAGCTTAATTTATATCTCAGATGTTCAAAAGAAGATTGACGAGATTACAGCTATAAGAGATGCCGCCCAAGAGAAAAGTCAGGAGGCTGCTCTTGCTAGGAGTAGAAGTATTAGTAGTGGTAATAGTGTTTCTAATTCTGGATCTAATGGTAGCTACAATGTTAATAGCGTAGCAACTAATAATTATAATAACAGTAATTATACTGCCTCTGGTTCTGGAGACTTCAAGAATCAAGGCGTGGTATATTCAAATGGCACTCGATATACCTATTATTCTAGCAATGTGGCATACCATTATCGCACACCGGAATGGACCGCTGGGACAGATGGTATGTATAGAGACAGTGACGGGTATATTGTTGTTGCATCAAATGATCATGCTCAAGGATCAGTCGTTAGCACACCTTGGGGAGAAGGTAAGGTTTACGATTCTGGATGTGCCAGCGGAACAATTGATATTTATACCAATTATTGATGATTGATATGAATAAACAAGATAATAGCGACGTAGTGTTTAAAACGCTATATTCACGTTACGTGCGGCGAAATCCCATAACATTAAAATGGGAGGTTGTTACAGAGGAAGAATTAGCTGAAAAGAAAAAGAGAGCTGAAGAGCTTGGACTACGATGGTATATTTAGTTTATAAAAGAGGAGGCGAGGTGTATTGAATATAGCTTCTAAGAATAGGATTGACAATCTCGTTAATCTTTTAGATGGATACTTTCGTGGTGAATATGGAGGACAGCATATTAATGTTAACGTCCTACAACCAGAAGAGCTGAAAAGAGCCTGTGAGCAGCCAGAGATCTATGGAGACTTAACTGTTAGAATATCTGGTTATGCAGTTCGAGTACGTAATCTTACTGATGCACAAAGACAGGAGCTTCTTCAAAGAACTGTACATGAATATATGTAGCCAACAGAAAGGAATAATGACTGATGGATTGGAAGGAAGCGCTGAGTAGAGCAAAGTCTCATTTATTGAGCAAAAGAAAGTGGATAAGCTTTTTTGCGGCATTAGTCGTTGTTCTCATTAGTATTTGGCTATTCTTTACTCAGACAGGAGAGTTAGCTCAAAGAAGCTTTTTAAAGAGCTTTGGACAAACAGAATTTGGGCCGCAAGTCATACAGGTATATAACGGTGGAGAAAAGATAATCGAATTAGTAGGCAGCTTCTCTGTCGAACATTATCAAGGCCGCATAGTTATAATTGACAAGCACAATAACGAGTATATTGATCTATATGGTAATACTTCGGTAGTAGTACAACTATCCGAAGAAGAATATCAAAGATATACAACTGAATAACAAGGAGAAAGAAGGAGCAATGGAAGATTATGCTATTACTATCAATGCCAGCTTTGTGTTCAACGCAAAGGATGATAAGGTTCAGGTAGGAATTAACGTCAATGATTCAGACGGATTAAAATATTCTAAGGAGATATCTGGCGATTCAGTTGACACTGTTATCGCAGATCTAGATAAGGATATCCGTAATGCCATGTATCAAAATCTAATCCAGAAGCAGGAAGAGGAGGCATCTTCTGTTACTCCTGCCTATGACTATGATGAATTAGTTGCTCGCATAGAAAAGCTGGAAAAAGAGAACAAAGAACTTAAGAAGAAGCAGAATAGCGAGGCAAGAAAAGATAGAGTAAATTTTATAGACGCCTTCTTTGCTCCTTTTGGTATTGACTATAGAATCTAATCATATTATAATATCTCCAGTCGGGAAAAAGATTGGAGATATTTTTTATGATTGACATTAGTAAAAGAGTTGGTCTTATTAATGTAGATGGCAAAGAGTATTTTGTTGATGACGAGCATACCTTTGAACCGGTCATTGAAGCTTTGGGTATTACCAAAGAGGATATAGCCGCATGGCTCTATGACTATCTATATGAGAATCTAATAGATGAGATAATCGAAGACATGGGATCAAATGGCGGCTCTAGCTTGTATGGTGCTCGATACGACGGTCTTATTGGAGATAGCTGGTTTAAGTTTCTTGATGGCCTTCGGGCAGAAGTAAACGACCTTGAGAATGATATCTACGAATCTCTTCTAGCCCCTAGTCGTAAGGGTAATACTAAGGCTGACATCGCCGCGAGGCTTAAGACCATTATTGACAATCTTAATTATCAGATTTAAATTTTGACAGGAGGAAAGTCTCTTGTATAAGTTTTATAAGTCAATTTCAACTATTGATGCTTATAAGTTAACACACTATATTGAAATGGACTCTCTTGTGTCTGAACCAGAAATCAAAGAGGTACTTTCATCTCTTGTCACCATGCATTTTCTCCAAGAATATAATGGGGAAGTGTATGGAGAAATGGAATTGGAAATTGAGCTGGAAAGCATCGAAGAGGATGAGTATCTTAATTCCGTAGTCTTCTCTAATTATAATAGGGTGCGGCCTGAACTTACTGTTTCTATGCTCTCAAATCCGAATGATATTATCTACAATATTGTGCGGCTTTATCCGCATGATATCGAGGAGCAACGCTATGGAGTTCTTATGCAGGCTGAAGCAGGACAGGATGCGGCTGTTACCCATCTGGAGATTATTTCTCCTGAAAATCCTAGAGAGAAAGCCATTACCGTGGGTCAGAGAGATTGTCTTACTCAACTAAAAAAGTATTTTCAGATAACTGGTACACAACTGCGTCGCGGCATCTTTGTTATTGCGGAAACTAGCAATGAAGAGTATGATGAAATGGTTCAAGAGCGAGAATTAATTCTTGACTAGTTCTCTTGGTATGTTCTATAATATAGACAATCGAGAGAAAGGAAGAAGAAAATGGGTGTCGATATTACTGCTTTTGTAGAGACAAGAGATATCAGAGATGGCTCTTGGCATATTCTTCCGGTAAAGGTAGAATGTGTTCGATATGTCGCAAGCAACCCAAAGGAACCTTGGAACCATGATAAGGCAGAGATGTATTATGACTATGCTCAGCCTTGGTATGGTCGTAACTCTGAGCTGTTCAGCATCCTTGAAGGTGGTAATTACAATAGTATCCTAAGTTATAGTAGAGGACTTCCCACCGATGTGAGCAAGGAAGTCTACGATTTCCATGAGCAGTTTAAGAATGAGGACTTTGATGGGTATTGGTCTTACGGAGAATCTTATCTCACTCTTGCCGAGCTTAGTAGTGCTCTAACGGATCGTAAGAAATATCCAAAATGGATCAAGTACAGAGACGAATTTGGAAGTAAGATCAAAGAGCACGGCTCTTACTGGGATCTCAAGGATTTTGTAGATGCTATCAGATACTTTACAAATCTTGTCCCAGGTGTCTACGATTCCAATGATGTGCGTGTGGTATTTTGGTTTGACTGTTAATTTTTTTCCTTGACTTTTACATTTAAATATTCTATAATAAGTAAAAGTCCAAAAGACATGCAGCTTATATTTTGTGCTGTAAACAAGATTATATCCCGTGGGAGGAAAATGGCTTATGCCTTGTGCCGTAAACAAGGCTAGTGAGGAGAGACACGCAACCTCCTCAATCTCAATCTTTTGCGGCACCATCCTCCTACCTTTTTTAAGGTTGAACTGGTTCTTATTTCAAGCCATAACTAAATGGAGGATAGAAATAAGAGGAAGTAGGCACCTTTCGAGACTGGCGCGGTTCCGGTAGCAGCCTATAAACCGCGATTTTGTTAAAAGAATAGGTTCTGTGCGCTCGCATCCCGATTGGTCCAGAGGACGGGGCCTCAAAAGCCTTTGACGGTAATCACTCCGTATGTCAGTTCGAATCTGACCGGGCGCACAGAGTCTATTTTATTTTACAAATAACCTAAGCAGACTAGTTAGGAAGTTGCTAGCCTGACGAATATATCTGTCTAAGAGAGAGAAAGGAAAAGAATGTCCTACGAAGAGGACTTTCAGAAGGAGTTCCAGAAGACCGTTAACCGTATCGCCGATACTCTCGAAGATATTAAGGATTACGGTTTTTACGAGCAGGTAGATGAAGAAACCGATGAAGAAGATCGTTGGTATTTTGAGGATACCTATAACATCGACTATATCTGGCGTCTTGGTTATGGACTAATGGGCGTGCGGGTTATGGTCGCTTGCGGTGGTCCGAACATCTGGGTTGATACCTTTGAAAAGACTGTTCATGGATATTGGGGAGGCGATGAGGCAATCGCCTATCTTACCAATGATTGTTGTGAAAAGATTGAGAATGTCTTTGGAGAGAATGCGGCGGAAGCGATATATAACGATAGAGTATAGAGGAAAATAGTATAAAATGGATAGCTATAGAGAGACATGCCTAAAGCATAAATATGCAGAGATTCCGGATGAACCAAGGCATAAGACTAAAAGGAAGAAAGCCAAACCAAAAAAGGCAAATCATAAGCATACTTATCAGAATTGCACAATTTTTTGTCAATATCCAAAATACTATTCTTCGATGTATTCGATATACTCCCCACAAGTATCATTGAATAATACTTTAGATGAGATTCGAGCATCCTTCTGTCCTATATGCGGAAAACTTAATCCTTCGGTTATTGTAACGGAAGAAATGAAAAGACTTTTCCCGCATGTAAATATGTTTTATTGTTTTTGTAGGAAACATGAAGAAGAATACAAGCAATTCTGCTCTTGGTATAAACAGCACTACCCTACTTTTATTATGATGGACTATCATGAGAAATATTATAAAGGTGGGCAAATTTTTATTGACGAGAGTCAGTTAGAATCATATAATAGTAATCAAGATATTCCACGATAGCTCAGTTGGTAGAGCGCCTGTCTGTTAAACAGGATGTCGCAGGATCGTAACCTGCTCGTGGAGCCATGGTAGCTCGGAGTGATTGAGAGAAGAGATACTTCACCTAAGAATACACGGGATAGACTGCTAATCTATTTAAAAACCTCTTCTCTAATCTTTCCTCCTATCTATAATCGTACAGCCCAGATGAAAGATACTTGGCTGTACGATTTTTTTATTTACAAATTCTCCTAGATTCTATATAATTGATATAAGTCTAAGAGAAAGGAAGTATCGAATCATGAGTACCCTAAAATTTACCGGTAAGCAATTTAAGGCACTAATGGCTAATTGTATTGAAAGAAACAAACTGGTGAAAGGTTCTGCTGAGAATCTTCACTATCCAGTTCTTTCAGCAGGTGGTAAGCTTATCTTTACAGATAGCTACACTATGGTATCAGTAGAAACAAGTCTTGTAACTGTTCAATCTGCCGATAAGCAATATGTCGATGGCGGTCTTATGCGTCTCGACTTCGATCTGTGGGAGAAGATTCTCGTCAAGGATAAGTTTGAGATTGACGAAATTGGCTTATATAAGAACGGAAAGCTATTTGGTACTTGGAAATACGTTAATACAGCGACCTCCAGTGGACTTGCAGATATCGTTGACACTGCAAAAAATAAGGCTGCGAGCGGCACTATGGATGATATGAGATACTATTATCAGAATTTCTGTCTCAGAGGAAAGTACCTATCTCGTATGACCGATATTGCCGAAGCTTTTGATTGTTGCGTCAATGTTATTCCGTGCATCAATGTAGTCCCCGATTCTGAGAATGAACCTTTTGGAAAACGGTATCAGCATACAGAGTCTTTTTGCGAATTTCCATATTGCTCTTATAATATATGCGGCGTAGTCATGCCGATGAAGAGAAGCTAATATGTCTGTAGAGGATAATATTTATTTATCTCTTACTCAGTTGAGGAGAGTAATAGACGAATGTTATGATAGAACAATGCCTTTGCACACAGTTCCTCTGAATGCCCGCAAAGAGCTATCTGATTTAATAGTCCAGTTTGCTTTATGTGAAATTAGTGGAACTAAGTATGAGCCACCGCAATTAGACAATATTATGGCTTCAACAGAAATAGAGGTCTGTGATGGATAAGCCCTGCGATAATTGTTTTCGCAGTGACAATTAATGGTATTGGTAGTTGCTATTTTAGTTATAGTCTATCCTGAATGGGCATCGGCAGGATGTTTCTTCTTAGGTCTTATGTCATTGATATTTCTCTTTATTAAAAAGGCGATAGAGTTTGTAATCGGATTTTAAAATTCTATTTGACTGAAGCTCTTGGAGTTATTATAATATAATTGTCCAAGAGAGAGAAAGGGAAAGAATGGAATATAAGCCTGAGTATTATATTATTTGCGGCTATTATGTTGGAAGAATGCCTGATTGGCTTGATCTATATTTTTCTGAGTCTTTAACCGGAAACGAATGGAAGAAGGCTGAAGATACTCTAGATACTCTTTCAGACAATCTCTTCTATGAAAGTGATGAGGCATTTTCGGAAGGTGACTTTTATATTGGTGAAGCCCTACTGAGCAAATTCGATCAAGAGATTGGCTCAACTCCTTGTTCAATTGAGCATCTTACCGAGCTGTTTAACAGTTGCGTGGATAATGTCAAGGAATATTATTATAAGATTTATCATAAGTATCCTAAGACAGAGCCGAGTGTATATGTCGTTGTATCTTAAATAAAGAATAGCTATTGACAGCAGTTTACTTTTATAATATTATAATAATAGGAAGGATGAAGAATCCTCAAAGAAGAGCGTTTAGCTGGTATCGCCTTGAATAACCAGCCATGCTTTTGGAATACAAGATGACTAAAGGTAAAAAACTTGTATTCCAAAAGCACGAGCAATTGCATACTGCTTAGCGAAACTTGTCTCTCTGCTGTTGCGGCTATCCGGCGTAGTAGAGACAGCGCTTCAATTAGAAAAGCCGCACTCGTAGATTTTGGAGTTCCTGCGAGTATAATTCACGAGTAAATCCAGTAAGTTGTGAGATCTTAAATGCAACCGTTCGCTATCTTTGGAGTGAAAAGATAGAGTCCTCTTGATAGTTGATGTGGGGGATATTGATAAACTATCACCACCTTCTAATTGCAGACGTGCGATTATACAGAAGGCGTCCTCTTTTAGAGCTTTTTAATGACGTTAAACTTAATAAGGCCCAGTTTTATCGGAGTGCGGTGACTAGCTTTAAAACCCTGTTCGAGGAGAAGCAACCTTAGCAGCTTCCGGTCTTAACCGATTCTTGTTTGGCCGCAAGATAGGGGAGTCTCAGGCGATATGAGACTTTTTGCTTCCGTAGTTTAACGGTAAAACAGCGGATTTATATTCCGTATTAGTGCCAGATTAGCGCGAAATCCCAGTTCGAGTCTGGGCGGAAGTTCCATAGCGGAAGGGTGAAACGGTTTCCATAGCGGCCTCATAAGCCGAAGACATTCGGTTCGACTCCGATTTCCGCCACCAAAATATCCCGTCGTATATCGTTAAAGACACGAAGCAGTCTGTAAAACTGCTGTCCATGACTGGCTAGGAGCGTTACCTAGAGGCGGGACCACATGCGGACTTAGCTCAACTGGTAGAGCATATGCCTGAAGAGCATAGTGTACTTGGTTCGACCCCAAGAGTCCGCACCATTTTCTTGCTAGGAGACGGTTCTGAGTGAGGAGCAGAAGTTCGAGTCTTCTGTTGGAGTTAATAGCTCCAATAGCATAAGGTCTGTAAAGATTACTCGAAAGAGGAGAATGCATCACTCGCGTAGGGCTGGTTCAAATAGTGTCGCAGCCATAGGGGTTTTGCGGCAAAGAGGCTGGCGTTAGTCTTATAGATTAATACGCCGAATACGAGGTAGCGATACCCCGCCAGCGGTTATCCTTGAGGATTTGTTCCGCATAAAAACGAATCCTACGAACAAAGGAGAATATGTTTACCACTACCACCACCACCCGCCGACATATTCTCCTTTGTTCGTCTAAAAATAACTTTGCGGCTTTGCTTGATCACAGACGTAAAACGGAGAATAGGAAAAGCCGTAAGCTCCTATCCCTTAAAGCGATACGACATAGGTTAATTGTCATATGGCAGCTTCTAAGGTAAGTTAGAGAGGTTAGTGCGCACTATTAGCAGACATGAATTCGGAGCAAAAACGGAAGCCTGTCCTCTTGCGTCACAGTGTTTGCTAGGTTTATCAAGACGTTAAAAGAAAAAACCTAGTCCTGTTCCGGTAATCCGTTAAAGACGCGGAGTGGTCTGCAAAACCACAGCTAACGCTGGCTGGGAGCGTTACCCAGACGGAACTCCAAGTTGATATGCGCCCATAGTTCAATGGTAGAATCGGAGACTCTTAATCTTTTGACCTCAGTTCAACTCTGAGTGGGCGTACCATCTAGAACCATAGCTCAAAAGTAGAGCACAGCCCTGATAAGGCTGAGACGAAGGAGCATTACCTTCTGGTTCTACCATATGCCTCTTTAGTTCAAAGGAAGAATATCCGCCTTTTAAGCGGTAAGATGTGCTGTCGGGATGCACAGGAGGCACCATTTCTTTTAGTTCTTCGCAGCCAATAGTGACTAAGCCGATACGGACTATTGGAGGCTAGAATGAGTTGGAGGTATGGGGTTTCGACGCGGTTTACTTGTTACTCACTAAAACAGAGGAAAACCGGTCTTGGTCTTTTGGACGTGGAGACAAGTTAAACAAACAAACGTCGCAGATACTTAGGGTTCTTGTCTGTTTTTCTTTCCGGGCGTTGATGCTAAAGTTGAACGTAAAAAGAACAGACATCTCTTTATATATTTTTCTAGACAGATGCGTATATCTTGTTTATAATATTTATCGACAAGAGAGAGCAAAGGGTCACACCCCAGATACCAGCGGTCCCGAGAGGAAAGAGCCAAGCTTGTCACTTGGCCTTCGCTGGTGCCTTGTAGAAGGTTGCTCTCTTATTTATAGCAGAGGGGTGAAACGGTTTCCACGCTGGCCTCATAAGCCAGAGACAGCTAGTTCGATTCTAGTCTCTGCGACCATATTGCAAGGGGGAGGAAAGTTCTCAAAGCGTCTCATAAGCGCTTACAAGCCGGAGCGTTACCGGACCTTGCAACCATGTTTATAAAGCATAGAAAATGCTAAAAATAGAATACGACCGGGTGAAAGTATTGTCTTTAGCGAGGGCAAGAAAATATTTAGTATTCTAATCTATGCTTTTATATGCGGCTGTGGTGTAATGGTAGCATACGGGGTTTCCATCCCCTTGGTGAGGTTTCGAGTACCTTCAGCCGCTTAGATAAAATATACCAAGAGGTCAACTTAAGTTAAATGTTCTCACTGAGTTAGTCCTCAGTATAAACAATAGACGCGCAGAAAGGTCAGTTAATGTATGGTAATAAACACTGCGTCTTCTTGGTATAATATCGGAGCGTGGGATATTGGTTGTCCACCAGTTTTGGGAACTGGGGTAAGTCTGTTCGATTCAGACCGCTCCGAGAGTTGTTAATAATCTAAGCAGACTAGATAGAAAGTAGCTAGTCTATTGAAAAGTGAATACCTGCCACCTGTCTGCTTAGTTTATTTTTAGCAGGTGGAAAGCAGGTTTTATAAATGAATATCTGTCCTTATTGTGGTAGAGAATTTGAAATTAATCCTTTTGGAAGTGGTGGGAAAAATAGAATATATTGTTATCAATGTTTCCCCGAAGGATTAGATAGACAAGATAGGAAAAAAGTACGAGATTATTTGAATAATGCTGTTATCATTCGAGATAAAATTCAAAGAGGCTGTGATATTTGTGGATATAATCAAAATGCTACTGCTTTAGAATGGCATCATCCAAATGATGATAAAAATTATAATCCTTCTGCTTTATTATTAGAATATAAAGTTGAAGAATATTATAATGAAATAGCAAAATGCACTTTATTATGTGCTAATTGCCATAGAGAAATACATCATCCAAACTTTGATAGAAATGTATTGTTGAATGATACCAATGATTTTATTCAACAAATTGCATATAAATATCCCGACAGCGTTAACGATAATTCTTTTTATATAGAATTAATAGAACAAGTTTTAAATTATTATAATACAGTTCAAAATATTAAACAAACTGCTTTACATTTTGGATGCGACAAAAATACTATTTCAAACATTTTAAAAAAGAATGGCCAAAAGATATATAATCAACAACAAGGCGTTCCCGTAATTATGACAGATACAGATGGTAATATGATTAAAATGTTTCAAACTATGAGAGAAGCATATGCTTATTTAAACAAACCACAAGGCGGGCACATTGCCGCTGTCTGTAACGGTCAACGTAAAACGGCATATGGTTATAAGTGGAAATATGTATAGTATAGTTTTTTCAAAGTGGAAGGCTTACATGGTGCATCGTGACCGTTATGGGTAAGCCAGAGGGGAGCTGTTGGTTGCGTCCCACTCAACCATATGTCCTCGTGGGTGGAATTGGAAGACCCGCATGGTTCAGGTCCATGTTCACGAAAGTGGGTGCGAGTTCGAATCTCGCCGAGGACACCTATCAATGCGCGATTGTCGGGAATTTTGGCATACCACTTACACTAAGAATGTAAGGCTTTCTCAGTTCGAATCTGAGATCGCGCACCATTTGGCGGATTAGGACAGTAGTTAATTCGCTGGCCTTTCAAGCCAGAAAGGACGGAGCGTAACCGTCATCCGCTACCACTTGGCGGCTTGGGGTAATAGCAGCCCGGATGGTTCTCAGCCATCAGACCTCGGAGCGTAACCGGGAGCCGCTACCTTTTTTATTTTTTAAACAAGGGAGGGGTGCATGAGAGTCCTATTTGAGGACGGCGTGCTTCGTCCTATATTGAAAGATGATTTGGATCTATATATAATTAACGCTAGATATGGTCCTACTGCTTGTACATCAGGTTTGAATAGAGTTATGCAAATAAATCCTAATGCAAAGATATATACGAATTATCTTGGCGCTTTGTCGTTTGATTACTCTTGGGATAAAGAGAATAATAAATGTGAAGCCTATCTCTATGATGATGAAGATGGGTGGATAAATATTCAAAATCTTACATCAAGAGAATTGCGGTTTGCTCATAATATTCCTAAAATGTATATGGCAGGAGTATTTAACACAAAACGTAAATATTAATACCTTCGTATCACAATTGGTCGTGAAACAGTCTCCAAAACTGTTCTATCTCTGTTCGAATCGGAGCGAAGGTGCCATATAGTCTTATAGCTCAGTTGGATTAGAGCGGCACACTACGAATGTGTAGGTCGGGGGTTCGAATCCCTCTAAGACTACCAAAAGGGGCATTCGTACACGGACGTATACTAAGAAGTAGCGCTACTTAGAGGTGGAGGTTCGACTCCTCCATGCTCCACCGATGAAATAAAAAAGAGATAGGAGACTATATGGAACATATCATTATAATAATATTACTAGTTTCAATCCCTATCTCTGTCTGTTTAGGAATATTTGCTGGCTATCTAGCATTTGGAAAAGGTGATGGAGAACAATATTATCGGGGCTATCTTGATGGACTCGATAAAGCATATGCCTTGCGCGACTTAGATAGGGCTATATTAAAGGCTCAAGAAGAAGATAGAAAGTTAGCTAAACCTCCTACTAGAGTTTTGAAAATGTAATTGACTAATTTGTAACAATTTAGTATGCTATATATATGGAGCGGACAACCAATAGGGAATTGGGCTTGCCTGCTAAGCAAAGCGTGCCTCTCATAGGCATCCGGGTCGGATTCGGGTCGCTCCGCCATATATGTAAGAGAAAGGAACATAGTGGGAAGGTATAGAGAATTACATGAGATTAAAAATAGTCTCGTAGAGTTTGCGGGACATACACAAGCAAATATTGATCTTAGACACATAAATGCACTTTTAAAAGAAACATATGAGAATATTGTTAACTTAATAGTTTCAATAGATAATGAACTTGACGCTTATCGCATATCAGATGTAATTAGCTTCAGAACTTTTTGTATACATAAAATGCGTAACGGTCAAAAGCTTACTGAAGATGAACGAGATCTGTTTTGGGAATATACTCCAAAAACGATATTGTCTGATGAAGAATTTGAGTCTTTACAGGAACTAATGAATGATGATACAATATAGCTAAACACAAAGGGGATAAGAATAGTCCAGACTATTTGTGCCGATATTGATAAGACCGGCTCCTTCCTAAAGGCGGAGGCAGAAGAAGACACGTGGGAGTCTGCCAAGCACCCTAGGGACGATATATAAAATGGCCTACAATGAATAAGTCCCTCAAAGGAGTAGATAGTTTGATAAAGTAAACGGCTGCAACCTACTTATCCTCTTTGTATTTAAAAAAGAATATGATATAACAAATAGGCTTTGGGTGAATACGCGGCTATGGAGCAGCCTTGGTGAAGAGCGTAGATGCGAAAGAACCGGTACAAGTAGCATCGAGGATCGAAAGGGACGAATAAAAGCGCGCAAATAATAACTCCCATAATACAGAGAAAGCCCAAGTAAGATAAAGCCTTTCTCCTATTTGTTATATCATATTCTTTTTGCGGTCATAGCGCAAATGGATAACGCAACGCTCTCCTAAAGCGTAGACTTTCCCGTTCGAATCGGGATGGCCGCACCAGTCTATAAGCCTTTTATTGAAAGGAAGAAGATATGCTAGAACTAGAAGCACTACTTTGCCGCAAGAATAAACTACTTATGAATGGTAAAAACTCTGAGGGGCAAGGCGTTCTTCGTAAGATTGACAGAAAGATTCGAAAGGCTAGAGAAAAGAAGTAATATGGAGAGAGTAATCTGTACCATGGCTCCGAATGGAAAAGGCGTTCTAGTCATAACAACTGAAGAAAACGTTGGTCTCAATGAGATTATCAATGCTGTAAATAATTTTCAAAAGTCTCCTGAATACCGTCCTTGGGTACCAAGTGGTACAGATGAGTCATATAACTCTTCTTGGTGGATAAGAACTTTGAATTCTTAGTTGATATTATCGAGATAGTTTAAATGGCAAAACCTCGGATTCTGGTTCCGATATTCTAGGTTCGATCCCTAGTCTCGATGCCATGATAAAGCCAGTCTAGTATAAAAGTATTACAGTGGTCTTGTAAACCTCAGAACTCGGGGCAGTACCGAGGATTGGCTCCATGATACATTTGGAATGTTGTCCGAGTGGTAAAGGAGCTAGTTTCGAAAACTAGTTGCGCCAACGCGCTTGGGAGTTCGAATCTCTCACATTCCGTGAACAACAGAACAAATAAATCAAGTGTTTACCAAGGTGGGATCTTGTAAAACATTCCGCGCAGGAAGGTCATACAGTAGATAATAAACGCTGCGCTCTGTGCTCATATCCTCCCTCAAGATAAGAGGGAGGGATTTTTTAGGCTTTTTTGGGTTCACCACCGCGAGCATGGAGAGGAGTTGAGAATGCCAAGATCGGATAGCACAAGGATGTTTAAGAGGCTTAGCATAGAGCTTACAAATAAGCAATATGAAAAGCTGGAAGAGAAAGCTAGGGAGATGGATCTTTCTAAGAATAAGCTGGTAAACGCGGCTTTGTCCCGATATTTAGAGGACAAAGAGAAAACTTAAATCTTTACTTGAGATAATATAATATAGTATATTAGGTCAAGTAGGATATAATAGATGTCTATTAGAAAGGAAAACAGTATGATTTATGCGGAAGTACCTCTTTATAGGTGGGGGCATAATCAATTCTATTCTCTAATTAAGGAGGTGGTTTAGAGTATGCCAACCCTTTACTATAAGGAAGATGGAGATTGG